GCCTGTTGCATGATGATCCAATTTGTGCCGTCAGACACCATTGTCGCCCAATTTCCTACAACTGCCAAGAGGATTGCTGTGCCAGCGACTGTGCCGTCGATTAACACAACGTTGCTAGATGCAGACACCAAGGTCTGAGCCTGCAAATTCTTAAAAGTCAGATACCTACCAACGTACAAAGACGCTGAAGGTAAGGTCACGGTGCAAGTGGAGCCTGATTTGTTATTGATGAACCAAGTCTCATTAGCGGCAACCGTAAAGTCAGCCGTCTTGGTGACTGGCGCGCTAGACAGCGCAGCAATGCTTGCGCTTATTACGCTAATGTCAACAATCGGTTGGACTTGCAAAGCCTCGATCTGCTTTTGCATCTCAGCCATTTGAGACACCAATGCAGAGCAGCAGTCGCCCAATACGTCAGGAACTGATAGGGTAACTACTGGGGGCAGCGTTTCAACTTCTTGCGCCAACGCCCGCAAGGCCGCATCGTAGGACGCAATCAAGGATTCGGAACTAAACGTAAGGCCAGAGTCGTCGATAACACCAGTCGCAATGTTATTAAGCGACAGAAAGAACAAGTACCAAGCGCGGTCAATTAGACCCGTGCGAGGGTCGATCAGCGGCACTCGCGGCGGCGTGATCGGCGTTGGCGTAGCGTTAGGGCTAGGCATTCGTTGGACTCAGAATTAGTTCTGCGCCCATGATGGCAATTTTCACAGGGTCAGTGCCAGACACTTCGTACACTCGGTCACGCAATTTGACAGTCATTCCCAGACGGCGCCAAATTACACGTTTGTAATATTGGCCAATCTTGCCCATGGATGCCCAATGCTCGTTTGACCATGTGTGACCACCATCGTCTGACCAGCGAAGCATGACTTGAGGGTCAACACCTTGGGTAGCAACTGCTTCTTCATCAGCAATTAAATAATCATTATTTTCTGTGACTAAATATTCAGCATTTTCTGTTTGCAAATAAATTGTTTCATTAACAATAAAACCATTTAAACCCACGCCAGACTCGCAATCAAGTTGCATCATGTGCTGGGTTGTGCGTTTGAGAGTGTTAGTGCCAGTTGGCAGCGCACGCCATGAGCGCAGCCACTTTTGGATGCTGCCGTTGTCTGAGAAGTCATCTAAGTCAAACGAGTAAATTTTGCCGTTCTCAAAGTCGCCAATGACAATCTTGTTGTTAAACGCCATCTGGCAGTTACCCCGGTGACGGGTAAAGTCACCGTTGAAAAAGCCCGCACGCTCATGCCAGGCTTGTGTAGCCGCATCATAAACCCAAGTTGTATTGGCACTAGGGAAAACCAGTACATAGAAGCTATGGCCGTCTTGCTGGTATGTGTACGCAATAGCGTCCGTCAAATCAGCGTACTGCTGGATCTGCCACTCAACAGCATGGGTAGATATGCGCTGGCCTGCATAGCCATTAGCGCGGTAGACAATACCTTGGCCACGGCGGTCACGGCCAAGCCAGAACAGGCCGTTATCCATCTTAGCGATAGAGTAGGGGGCAGCGCACCCTAATTCGTTAAACGCGCCTTGGATGCGTTGCAGGGGAAAGTCTGTGGCGCCAGAGTCGTACCAGACTTCAATTGAGTTTGTGCCAAACGCCCACACTTCGCGGAAGTTAGACGTTACGGCAATCAGGCCGTCAGGCGAGCCTTCGGTGCTAACAAACTCTAGCGGGTCAATGGATGTGCCGTCTAGCAACTGAGTTACCCACATCAATTGACTGTTTGGCTGGTTGAACACAAAGTAGCCATCTAAATAGCAGACAGTCACAGCGCCTGGGAAGTCAGGGTCAGTAATCTGGCCAAAAGCGTTTGTCGTGTTGTTGTAGATGTAGCTGGGGCCATTGGCCGCAATGAACAACTGCGTGCCGTTGTCAGCCAAACTGACGGGGCCAGTACCGGCCACCGTGCCAATTAGCGTGGCCGCATACGAAGTGTTAATCTTGTAAAGCTGAGTGCCTGACACCACAAAGGCCGTGGTGTCATTAGATGAGAACGCCCACAGGCCACGGATCGGGCCGTTGCCAATGGTGTTGAGTAGCTTTAGGCCAGGGGCGCGGTTTAGGAACGCAGGCTCTTTACCGGCCTCTGGAACGATCTCGGGGAATAGGTTGACCATCCGAGCGTCTGCCGCATTGACAGACCGCGCTACATAAGTAGAGCCAAGAATCGGCGTCTTCATCAGTAGTTACCGGCATAGATGTTGAAACGCTGGCGGTTGGCCACCAATGCGTAAGGCAGTGCCATCACATCATCAGGGTTGTTGATGCGCTTCAAGTCACGCTTAGAAGTCATGGCAATGCGCTGCACTTGGGGGCTTGGTTCAACGCCAAACTCGGGGGCAAACTCCATGGCCAAGTTGTATGTAAACGCGCGCAGATAGCCTGGTGGGTAGTACAAAACCGTGGACAAATCAGCAGGGCGGCTTAGTTCTTCAACCGATACAAAGTGAAACTCTAAGTTTTGCGTAGGCCGAGGATAGACGTACATCTCAATGTCAGGAAACGTCATGTTGATCCACATCACTTGTGGGTAAGTGGACGTTACGGTCTTAACAGCAATACCGTTGTACTGCTGTTGATTGATAAACTTGATGCCATACGACACATTGTTTGGCGCTCTGAAGTAAGTAGAGTCGTCAAGCAAAATGGGGCGGTTGCCTACAAAGTCACCAGTTGGGCCAAGGGTGCGACTAATAATGCTGGCAGGCCATGTGAAGATTTGATCTTGCGTGGAAAATACAGACAGACGTTCTGTGTTCCAACTGTCAATCATTTGGTTGAGCGCCATCAAGGCGTCTTGGGACGTAGCCGCAGAGGGCGTCTCACCTTCAGCAAGCACACCGAGAAGTCTAAGCGCCCGGTTGATCTGATCGGCAGCAGAATAGGTGGCCATCTTTACGCTCCTAGTTCGACCGCCTCAACAACAGGACGGCCACGTCTACGTTTTACTTCCTGTGGAGCCGCCTCTTCAACAACAATTGGCGTGTCAAGAGTATAGCGTGTCCAACCATTTTGTTCATCTGCTACAGCTTCAAGTTCCATCGTTGCGATTTTTGCGCCGTGGACGGGGTGAGACATGTAAATGATAGGCATTATTCTTCCGTGGGTGTTGGTTCGGGCGTTTCAATACGGGCAATTAACATCCGATATGCGGAGATCGTGGACTGAGCCTGAATTAGAAAAGTACGAGCCTTTTCTGCTTCTTGCTCAAGTTCCTCGATCTCGCAAACCAAGAATTCCTTGGTAATTTGCATTATGCAAACGTAGCGTAAGCAGGAACGTAATACACAGTGCCGCCAATCATCACTTTGATTGCTTTAGACACAGTAGTTACGCTAGTTGCTGTGGGGGCGCAAGTAGCAGCGGGAGCAGTGTCAATGTTCATCAACAAAGGAATCTCGCCAGTGTTTGAGCCGCTGTCAGTCACACGAATAAACGAGGCTGTAGCAGGCAACGAAGCATTGACTGTGTAGTTAGTATCTAACTGAATAACAGCCAAAGTACCGCCAGGGGTTGCATCAGTGCCGCCCAAAGTAGCACGAATAGCGTTAGCCGCACCAGAAATACTAGCAGCAGAGCCGTCAACTTCCAAAGAAATGTGAGCGCCGTTGATAGTGCCCGCAGTTGCAGCAGCAGTGCCAGTCACTACGGAGAACGCACGAAGCGTTTCGCCAGAACCTGTGCTTGTAAAAGTCAGCTTGTTGTAATTCAAACGGGTGTCGCCTGACGGTGCCGAAGTGGTGGCATACGCGCCGTTAAGAACGCCAGCAGAAGTGATTGCAATCGGAGCGTTAGCTTCGCCAACTTGGAAAGAATCTAGTTGGGGGTCGGCGTATGCAACGCCAATGGGTTTGTTATTTGCCATGATTAAATTCCTTTATCAGTTCCAAAAGGGAAAAATGGGGGTTGTTTAGACCCCCATTTAAGTTAGCCCGCAATGCGGTACAAAGTCCAAGAACCATCACCAGTTTTACGAGCGCGGAACAAGGCGCCGGTGTTTTCCAACACCACCATGTTACCGAGCAACGTCCAACCAGTGGCGGTGGCCAAGGTGACCTGATATTGCGTGTCGTCAACGGCGACTGCAAAATCAAATGCGGCGTTGACTTTCTGGGCGCTGCTGATTGCAAGCTCCAGATCGGCAACGGTAGGCAGCGTCACAACGGTGTCAGCCGAAGTGTTGCTGGTGATCAACCCGACGGCCATTTGAGCGCCGGTCAGGGTTGCGGTGGTTGCGGTAATCGCAGTAGGTGCGCCTTGAACCAACAGCAGCGCTTCGGCAATATTGCCTGCGCCGACTTGATAGCCACTAGTACCATTAGGGAGAGCCATGATAAATTTCCTTGAAAAAAAAGTTACGAAGAAAGGGGCCGAAGCCCCGTTTCAGATCAACCCCAAATGCGGCAAGCCATTTGTGGACGAATAGTACTAAAGCCGTACAAAACATCGATACGACAGGGCATCCGGTCGTTGTTAATGTCATACTGACGTACTACACGCAAGCTGATGCCATTGTGAACGGCACGCGCAGCCATGTCTACGCCCTGGGGCAGCAACAAGTCAGCGGTGGCGAACGTGATGGCGTCCTTGTGGTAGACCAAGTTCTGGGGGTACTGGGTTGAAGCAGCGCCCACAAACACCACAGCTTTGGCAGTAGCCGGCAGCGTGAGCATGGTAGCCAGCGCGTGAGTTGCTGAGTACATTGGCGCCACGGTCACGGTAGCAGTGGTGCTGGTGGTCGAAGACGCCAAAGCCACAAACTGGAACAGCGAGCCGGTGGACTCACGGGTCTGTGGGTTCACAGCGTAGCAGTCGGCAATCGTAAACACGTCACCAACGGTGATGGTTTCACTAGCGCCGACAGTCAGCGTCAGGGTAGACGCGCCTTCAGCGGTCACAGCGGCAGCAGTAACGGTGCCGGTAGCGGCGCGGGTGCCCGTAGTGTGCTGCTTGATTGACTGAGACATGTTGATCTCGTCAAAGCCCAACACGCCCATGCCCATCATGCCGTTCTTGAATTGGCGGCTGATGGTGTCGGTGGGGTTGAACAAACCCTTCATGCCTTCGACCAAACCAGCGTTAGCGGCGGGGTTGACGGTGGCATAACGGGGACTCATCACAGCGGCGTTCTCGTTCAGCTTCTGCTGGGCTTGCAACAAGACCAAAGAAGTAGAAGGAGTAGTGCCAGGTGTACCAACGGTGTTACCGATGGATTTGTACGCATTAGCCACGTCTGCATCAATAGAAGAT